CCCATTACTCAATTTCATGTTTAACAACCAGAAGCTCGATAAGTATGGCGTTAAGTGGATGGAGAAGGAATACCCCAACTATCTCACTGCTTCTAGCGTAACGCAGCCTGAACAGTTCTATTTCAAATCCATCGATGAGGTTTCCATCTTTCCGCCACCCAAGCTCGTGGCATCAGGTACCGATACAACCGGCGGAGGAGCAGCTGTCTTAAACGACTCAGCTGCTTCCTTCTCATCCGATTACGTCGGCCATGCGATCCAGAACACCACTGATTCAAGCTATGGGCTTATCACTGCCGTTGCCAGCACAACCCAGCTTACCGCTGCTCTAACCGGCGGGACTAATGGTTACTGGGACCTGGCTGACGCTTACACGATCAACTTATCCGGTAATCTCCCTTACGTCTACAAAGAGGATGATATGGCCGAAGACATCGATGAATCAAAGGTAGCGGCCAAGTTCCCCTATCTCATTATCTACCGGATCCTGCCAATGGCAGAGGTTAAGTGCTTCCGTGCCGCTTCATCATCAGCCTCAAAGGAAATCAACCGGACGGAACGATGGGAGCAGTTATACCAGGTAGAACTAGCCAAAGCAAAAAACACCATCCATAAATACGTCCGCGGTCATCACAGCCGAACCATCCCACCAGGAGAGTGGTAGCCATGGTAGAAAAATTAGATCTATTTAAAATGGAAGGTCCGTTTGGAGCAGACCGGCGGGATTCCGCTATCGCTAAACGGTCATCTGGTATATTAGCAAAGCTTGAAAACTTCCTCATTAATAACGGAGCGGCGGAAGTCAGGGAGGGAATATCCCGACAATGCACTACCTCTCTCAATGCCGACTATCCGGTGCTCGCGCTCTACCGATATTACGGGCTCGATGCCCTGGAGCAGGAGATAAAGGAATTCTACGCGGTAGTTGACGGGGCCAGCAATGCTTCCATAAAGAAATATAACGCGGGAGGAGGGACGTGGGACACCATGGAACTCCCCCCTAACATAACCCTCACTACCCCAGCCAACGGAGCATCGCCTGGCAACTTCGAGCAGTTCAAGGACCGGACCTACTATACGAACCAGAAAGAAAGCGTTCTTATGATCCGCAAAGAAGACGACCAGGTATATGAAGCCGGCATTCCCGACGCTGATGCCGAACGGGAAATAGTATACATGGAAACCCTGACCGGCTGGAATTTTTACACCAATGGAAATGCCAATAAAGTTCGCACCTATCTCGATGCGGGGTTTGAACGGCATACAGAGGGAGACTACGGGCTCACTCTCGAACAGTCAAGCAGCGGTAGTGTGCTCTCCGCTATCTATACCCTTCCGACCGCTATGAACCTGGAATGGTTCAATATCATCCGCGAAGGTCATCAGGTAGATTTTGCCGATACAAACGGAGTGCTGCTTACCGATAACGCCGCTACTTTCACTTCCGCCTATATTGGGCTTCAGGTATATAACGTTACCGACGGATCTTCGGCCGTTATCCTATCAATCGAAAGCTCCACTGAAGTTATAACTACCCCGCTTAAAGGAGGAACTCTCAACCAGTACACTCTTAACGACTACTACATGCTGGGGACCAGATCGACTGAGTCCGATTATATCGCTTTCGATGTGTTCCGGTTCGCTAAAGGGCCGATTGATGAGTTCCTGTTTGAAGTGTCAGAACATGCTCCAACGGTAGATGGCCATTTCGTCCGCGGGTTCTATATCGTAGGCTACGCAGATACCGATTATACGCACTTCTCGCTCCGGCAGCGCACTATGCTGGCTCAATGGGCTATGGATCCATATAGCAACCGGTTGTTTCTTGCCAGGCTTCGCAAAAAATGGTTCATCCCGATTAAGCCAACCGGTATTTCCCAAACTACTCATGCAACTACTCTTACCCAGGCTACCGGCAGCTATACCCGCGCTCGTCCGCGATTCACAGCTGATCTTATTGGTTCCACCATTACAAATGTCACCCAGGAAACCTCCGGCACTATCACAGGAGTTACTAACGCAACCACTCTCACCCACAACGTCCCTGGTGGATTCTCCGCACTCACTGATGTTTTCGAGATCTCATCTTCTGACGACTTTGCCAGCATCGGCTATGTGAAATTCCATCTCATGCATAACGCCCAGACTACTAGCGATGAAGCAGCTCGTGTTACCGTTGATAACGTCCGCTTACTCAAATCTCCCCCTATTCCCGCTCAGCTCTCAAAACAGGTAGCTACCTGCGATGCCCAGGAAGACTGGACGCATTTGTCCGGTACTCGCGTTGAAGATAACCTCTGGTTCTCTACCGAAGGGGTGTCATGCAAAAAAATACCGCTGGGGACCACTGCCGTTTATGCATGGGGAGGTACTCGTGATTTTTCACAATACGGTGAAGGTACCCTTATCGATGGATCTCATGAACTGGTATTCGACGTGGGTGGAGAACTCAGCGCTTTAGGCAGCTGTGTTACTCTCATGTTATTCACTGACAATGCAGGGGCTACCGTACAGGGGACATTTACCGTATTCGGTAATCTTGCCGATGTCCAGCAGAGAAGTATTCATAAAAACGAATTCTACCCTATCACGGGAACATCGTTTGACTGGGAGAACGTTATTAGCATTACTGTTTACAACCTGATTTCCGGTGGCGCTTTTACCGATCTCTATATAGACAATATAAGGTTCCAACCACCGTCAGCTTCAAAGATGATCAATAAGTTTATGCCGCTTGATCTCATTATCGGTGACGCGCTCAGCAAGGGGATAGAGCATTTCTTTGGGGAAAACCATATTCTCGATATCATTGCCGACTGGCTTTTCGCCGCTTATCTCAAATTCACCAGAAAATGGGTAGGGCAAGGCCGTGTAGTTTTTCCCGACTACACCCATGGCCGTTACAAAGTAGGATCTCAGGACCAGGAGCATAAAACCCTTGCCTGTCTCGGTATGCAGGTAGATGCTGGCGGACAGCTGGCCGTAACCTTCACCCAGGACGATGACCTTACCGAATATGAAGATTTTAACTTTAACCTGGATAGTTTTCTCAAGGCCAGGCAGCAAAACAACTCTGGGAACTTCCTGGGAATAGACTGGGTAGAAATCCCCGCAGCTGACAGTGACGAGCTATCGATCTGGTTCTCCACCAACAATCTCCAGAACATAAACACAATAACAATCAGGTTTTATGCCAATTCAAACGCTACCTATGAAAGCGACCTCACTGCCTACCGGATACATAACGGATCAAATGGAACCAATTATGTTTCCTGGCCCAGTGCAGCGTCAGAGGTAACGGGCCTGATCGGTAAGCGTATTAGAAACGATAGCTGGGTAACTGGCCGCGCTGGGAATAAATGGGGAATAATTGGATCAGTGTGGTGGGATGGAGCTACTAATAGAGCAGTTACCTGGGGGATGAGCTGGAATGCAAACGATCGGTTCACTATCGATAAGCTGAATACAAGTTCCGGATTTAAATTCAATAAACTGGGGCAGGGCGGAAAGCCAGGAGTGGATAAGGACAACTACTATGAACACGTTATAGATATAAAGCAAATGGTCGGATCCTTGTCCGGACTGTCTCGCAATATATCTGCTACAGCTCGTGCCGGAAAACTCCGTGATCATGAAGAAGAACTGGCAGCTGCGCGTGAGATCTACCATCAGCAGGGCCTTCAGATCGTCTATCAGGAACAGGGAACGATCAGGCGGCAGAAGAAAGGGTTTGGAGATAAAGTAGCTGAAGTTGCCGGTCCTGTAGCCAGTGTTTCGACATTCTTTGCCGGAACGGGTTTAAGTGGTGCTGCGATCGGATATGGCGCTGGAAAGCTTATCGGTAATGCCCTGGAAAGCGATGACGATGAAGTCCGCCGGCATTCAGGCTGGACAGCAGGTATTATCAAATGGAAACGATCAGACATGATCCCGCATCTCGAAGAAGATTCACCCTGGCAGACGCTTCAGGCTATTTCTGCCCATGAAATCATCGTAAAAGCTAACAGCACAGAGGACGCGTATATATCGTTCCAGGATTTCAAGATGACCAAAAAGGGAGCGGTATACGGAGAAGACCTCAAGTACAAGATCAAACTCGAAGATGACCAGGGATTTCTCGGACCATCGTCTGAATCATCTTACGGTGTCACGGCAACCGGTAATGACATCAGTCTCACAAATATCTACATTCCCTACGATAACCGCATTATCCGCAAACGTATCTATAGGACCGATCAGTACGGGAACTTCCGGCTGCTCGACGTAATCGACCGATTAGCCGACTCATACATCGATCAGATCCCCGAAGACTTGCTGGGTGCTATGATCGAGCCGGATTATCACCGGCCGCCGAAATCCCGCAACATGCGAGCGGTAGATAACCGGATGGCGTACATCGACTGTATCGACCGGCGTGGAACCCGCCGATCATCCCGCATCCACCTGTCCATACCATTCGTCCCCCACCAGTGCGACGACTACGACTGTTTCGATATCCAGCCGGAAGATGGCCAGCGGGTGATCTGGTGTGAAGGGTATATGGGCTATCTGATCGTTTGGAAAGAACGGTCTATGTATACAGTAGATCTTTCAACTTTTGATAAAGCTCCCCGTGATCTTTCTATTGGCTGCATTGCGCCACTGTCCGTTGCGGCTATTCCAAACGCCGGATTCGGTTGGCTATCGCACGAAGGCATTATGTTCGGCGACCAGTCAAACATGGACTTCATAACCGGCGAGCAGATCTGGGACGATATCAAAGGGTTCACTCCTGCCCAGCTCAGCCGTGCGGTTGC